TCGCATATGATAGGGTATGGACTTGAACCGCCACATTAAAGAACTGGTGCAAACAGCGAAGCACCTTCTCGCAGCCCTGCATCAATGCTGTAGGCATTGTGGGGGTGGGGGAACCAAGGCCCATTTTAACTATGCAGTCGCTGTAATGGCGAAGGCAGGAAAGACTACCATGTTTGAAGTGACCCTGACCACAGCGGAGCGCGTGAAGATTACTGTCAACCCCTATCCTGCCGGCTCCCGTTTGGACGGTCCGGTGATCGCTACCCCGGAGGATGGTGCCACTTTCGGGGCGAAGGTCGAACAGGTGGACGACAACACCATCATCCTGGACGCCGGTAATGTCGCAGGAGACGTCATCTACGATCTCAAGGCTGACGTTGACCTCGGCCCGGGCGTGGAGACGATCACTGAACAGGTGGTCCTCCATTGCAACAACCCGAAGGCCCAGCAATTGGGTCTGGCGATTGGTGAGATCCTGCCGAAAGGTACGAGTTCGACGGTGTCCCCGGTTCCGACCCAGCCCTACACCGGCCTGGCGGATGCGTCCACAAAACCGGCTCCGGTTGAGCCCAAGTAAGCCACAGGCCACAATCAATCTGACGTGTAAGAATAGACCAGACGCACGCCCCTAACAGGAGATTGTAATGAACAAGCAAAACACCCCGACGCCGACTACGAAGACCACCCAGGCACACCAGGACAGCCACCCCAAAGGCGATCCGAAGCCGGTGGAGAAGAACCCGAAGACCCCAGCGGGCACTGACCCCCGCAAGGGTACGGCCGACCCGAATACCGGAGCAAAGGGGATCGACTCATCCCCCAGCGGCAAGCCCCCGGTCACCCCGTCCCCCGCGTCCGAGAAGTAAGCGGCAAGTTTGTGATTTCAATGACCCCGCTGGCTATCTTCAAACAATAGCAGCGGGGGTCTTTTTGAAAGGTGGTCCTCATGTTCGCTACATCCCTATTTTCTCTGCTCGCCGACTTTGGCAGCGGCATGTCTATGAAGCAAGTGGCACTGACATTCCTCATCCTGTGCGCCGTCGGTGTGGCCGGCTATTTCGTCAACCTCGCCCCGATCCACATGGTGATCAAGTGGTTGATCTGGGTATTCCTCGGAGTAGTGGCGTTCGTCGTACTCTACCGCTTCGTTGAGACCTTGTGATGCCTCCATACGCCAGACAGTTTACCGGGAAGAAAGGCACGCCAGACCACCCCCTCCTATTAGATGGTCGGGCATCTCCATCCTCTGAAACGGCCGGAAACCGCGATTTGCCGGGCGATCGGGCTCCGACCCCTCCGTGACCCCGTCCGGATACCCATCTGCCCGTCTCCGGCGCTCTCAGCGCGGTTCTACGAGGTTTTGGCGGCTGTAGCCCCCGGAGGATGCTCCGGAAGCGCCCGGGATCGGCCGGGAGCAGCGATTTGCGATGCTTTTCGGCTCCGGACGGGGTCATGGAGGGGGCAGCAACGAAAAACGCAGCCCCGTATGGCGGAGCTGCGTTCCCGGGCCCCGCTGGAGCCCGGGGTGATTGAAAGGTGGTGGTGTTCAGCCCTGAAAGGCCTTGCGCACGATCTTCGTCTGTTGCTTGTACGTCAGCCCCAGCCGGCTCAGCGGCTGGTATTTCTGGAAGCGGAAGGTCCGCCCATCCACCGTCAGGATGATGTCCGCGGGCCATTCGCCCGGAGCCCAGCCGAGTTGCGAGGCCTCGATGGCAGCCTGCTTGCCGTCCCACTCAATTTGCGCCGCTTGGGTCGTGGTCATGGTCATGGTCATGGTGGTCTCCTGCGAAAGGTAAAAGGGGGCTCCGGTCAGCGGAGCCCCGGACTCGATTCCTACTCCTGCGGGGCCGGCATGAAAGCGCCCATTTTCTTCAGGATGTCCGCGGCCGTCTGGTGGCTGGTCGCCCGGGCCTTCCGGTCCTTCCGCAGGTCCTCCGGCTGGAGGTCCGCGAGTTTGGTGACGATCTCGGACCGCATGGCCTCGAGGTCGGCGTCGCCGGTGATGTTCATCTTCGGGAGCAGATCGCAAATATCCTTCACCTTCTGGACGCGATTGCTGGTCAGGGTGCCATCGGCGCTCAGCCCCTCCACCAGTGCCGACATGGCCTTGTGGAGCCGGGACCACAGGTCACCCATGGAATGCGCCAGGGTGTCTTTCGTCTGCTGCTCGATGTCCGCCCGGATTTCTTCGACCTGGGCGTCGCCGACGTCGACCCGGAAGTCCGCGGCATCCGGGAACGGGGCGATGACCGTCTGCCAGTAGTATTTGCGGCGCACGGCCTTGGCGGTGGGGAACTCGATGTCGTTGAGCCCACCCAGGCGGTTGGCGGCGTTGGTGATGATGGTGGGGTAGGCGGCCATGAACTCATCGGCGGCCGCTTCAAACTCGGCCTTCACTTCGCGGAGGGCGGCGGTGTACTCCAAGAAATTGGCGGCTGGGAGGACCCGCTGGCCGGCATCGTTCCAGGGCATGGTGTAGTCCCAGTGGAGTTTGCGGCCCTTGGTCACGGCCGAAGCCATCCGGCTGGTGGCACTGGCCGGGATAATCCGGGTCCACCAAGCGCCGGCGTCGGAGTCTGCGTCCTTCTGCTTGATCACTTCGGCGGTGGTTGACTTGTCCTTGTAGCGGCCTTCCCAGAAACCGATGTGGAGGTCCGCGAGCATGGCCTTTTCAGACAGGGCGGCCTTGCGGGTAGTCTTGGTCGTTTTGGTCGTGGTGGGGGCGGTCATGGTATTCCTTTCGTTCGCTTCGGTCCGGCTTACTGGCCTCATCAGCACCCGCCATACGGGTGGACGCCCGGGTGGGCGTTTCGGCCTTACAGAAATTTGTCCTGGCCACCGGGGTACACTTGACCGACGTGCTCCGCCGCCATTTCCGTAGCGATGGCCGCCCATTCAGCCTGGGTGTACTGGCGTCCCCAGACATTGACGTGCTTTGGGTCGCCGATGTGCCGCACATCATGTCCCGCTGTCTTCGCACAGGACGTGAGACAATTGGTGACGGCCTCCTGCTCACTGTACCCGCGGCCAAGCCCGACGATGCCCACGCCCATGGCCGCCGCGGTCGCCACGTATTCCCGCTCCGCGGCGTGGCCGATATTGACGGTGACGGTGACAGTCCCATTCGCCGCAAAAAACGCGGTGCGGCGGGAATAGTACAGAGTGGACTCGGCGGCGTTTTTTGCTCGTGCTTGTTCGGCGGTAATCATATGCTGGGCCTTTCGTAAAACTCGAATCAATCAATCACTACGGGTATATTATCGGCAGTATTACTCTGAGTCAAGCCCTGAATCCTCATTTTGCAAAGATTTCTTTTCCTTGGTCCCGTAACCGCAGGAAACATCAGGAGTTACGACCGATCAGGAAAATGCTCAAGAACTAGATTTTCCTCAAGCCCGGGTCGGCCGGAGCATGAAAAACCCCGCGGCGTCTAGTCCGCGGGGCTGACCCGGTACACCCGGGCCAAGAAGGGAAAGCATGGGGAGCAATCAGAGCAAACCTAGTGCCGCACCGATGACGGTGGTGAGCGCTCCGGTCATCCAGGGCGGCAGCGAGCCTTCCTTGGCCGCCGCGGCCAGCAGGGCGCACTGCTGCGTGACCTCATCGTCCGTCTGCTGAGCGGCGGGAGCGGTGTAGTCCGAGAGCGCCCCCTGCCAGTCGAAGCCGAAGGCGACGAGGTCGGAACTGGTGATCTGGTCCTCCGGAATGCCTCCGGCGATGGCTGCTGCTTTTGCTTGTGCGAGGGTCATGGTCTTCTCCTTACGGTTGGTGTTGTGTTGTTTCTGATACTGCTTGTAAGCGATTGTACTACGGCTTGACTACGGCTTGGTGGTCGGGGCGACGGGGGTGACCACCTTGGTGTTGGTGAATTTGGCGATCAAGGTGTCAAGGCTGGCGACCAAGGTATCGGTGATCTGTTTGGTGGTGGCGTCGCTGGTAGCCTGCTGCTGCCAGTAATCACTCAGGGCTCCGAGGTACCTGGCGGCATTGGCGCCGTCCTGGGATGCGGCCGCAACCTTGGAGACGGCATCGGCCTTGGTCTTCTCCACCACCTGGTAATTCTTCAGGCGTTGGATGGTCAGCGCCTGAGCGATGCCGGCGTCGATGGTCCCGTCCGGCTTGACGTGAGACTTCCAAGCGGCCTCATGGGCGGCGTCCGCGGCGGCAATGCCCTGGTCATGCTCAGTGTCGATGTACTTGCCCGTGATGGTGGCCATGTTGTTGCGGTAATGATCGAGGGCCACCTCGGCCAGCGCGTTGGTCTGGACCACCACCGGTTTTGAACTGGAGCAGCCCGCCAATAAGGGGGTGAAGGCCACCAGCAGTACAATGCTCAGGGTCTGGATCAGGAATCGAGGTTTCATACGGGCTCCTTTTCAAAAGAAATTGGGTCGGATCACAGAAATCCATCATTTCGACGATACTATCTTGCCATCGGGTAATGCCTGGCGTCTACAGGAGTTACGACCGGGAGCCCGGACCCAAGGAAAAGAAATCTGTACAAAACAAGGATTTAGGGCTTGACTCAGAGTAATACTGCCGATAATATTCCCGTAGTGATTGATTGATTCGAGTTTTACGAAAGGCCCAGTATGACGACCATGACCAACATTCAATGGAACGGAAACGAAGGAATCGTAGAGGCATCAGAAATTGGCTTCGCCCCCGGAGTCTGGCCCCTGACTATCGAGGTAGTAAGAGACGGTGAGCCCACCACGCTGCTCCGCTCCCTCTACTATCGCACCACCTTGGCCGCGATCGGCTCCGTGATGTACGGCCGCTCTGACGGCAAGTACTCCCTTACAGTTCTGAACGATTAGGGCGAAACCGGCATCGGCCGGTCCGGGCGTATGGCGCCCGCTGATGAGCCCAGTTACCGCTCGGTGATTGAACGGAAGGAATACCATGCGTCCCGCTGAACTGACTAAAACGCTCGCCGCCACCATCAAGGCCAAACTACCGGTGCTCATCAAGGGCGCTCCGGGCTGCGGCAAATCGGATATCGTGACCGCCGCCGCCGAAGCCGCTGGAGCCAAGGTAGTATTGATGCACCCCGTGGTGTGCGACCCCACCGACTTCAAGGGCCTCCCGTGCGTGGTGGATGGGAAGGCCGATTTCCTCCCCTTCGGTGATCTCAACGCCCTGATGACCGCCAAGACACTGACCGTGGCGTTCCTCGACGACCTCGGCCAAGCCCCCGCCGTGGTCCAGGCGGCTGCCATGCAGTTGATCCTGGCCCGGCAGATCAACGGGCACAAGATCAGCGACCACGTCGTCTTCATCGCCGCCACCAACCGCCGCGAGGACCGAGCCGGAGTAACCGGCATCCTCGAGCCCGTGAAGAGCCGCTTCGCCACCATCGTCGAGCTGAGCCCGAACGTCGACGACTGGTGCGGTTGGGCGCTGGACAACGACGTCCCGCCGGAGCTGGTTGCCTTCGTGCGCTTCCGCCCGGGCCTCCTGACCGATCCGGGTGTGGTCACCAACGACATCGTCAATCGCCCCAGCCCTCGCACCGTCACCAACCTGGGTCGGCTGTACTCCGCCGGGCTAAGCGACCTCGAGACGCTGAGCGGTGCAGCCGGGCAGGGCTTTGCTGCGGAGTTCGTCGGTTTCCTTCGGGTGTGGCAGTCACTGCCCGCCATCGACGACATCCTGGCGGCTCCGGAAAAGGCCCAGGTGCCGACCAATCCCGCCGCCTTGTACGCCATCAGCACCGCCCTCGCCAACCGGATCACCAAGGAAACTGCCGGCAAGATGTTCCGCTACCTGACCCGGCTCCCCGAGGAGTTCAGCGTGCTGGGCGTCCGCGATGCACTCCGGACCTGCCCCGCCGCTTCCAACTGCGCCGAGTTCGTGAAGTGGGCAACCACCCACCAGAACGTCCTGATTTGACCAGGAGTTACGGAAGGGGAAAGAATTCTCGGATTCTTTCCCCTTCGGTCTTGACCCGGAGTATTACTCTGGTATACTCCGGCATCAGTTTTACGAAAGGCCCGACCATGACCGCGACCACCACCCCCAAGACCGCAACGGCGCTGACCCGGCTGACCAAGGCCCGCGTACTCCTTCTCCTCGACCAACCGTTCTTCGGAACGCTCGCCACCCGGCTTGAGACCGTCATCGACCCGGACATCGACACCGCGTGTACGGATGGCAAGCAAATCCGCTGGAGCCCGGACTTCATCGCCAAGCTGTCGGATGCGGAGTTGAAGTTCGTCCTGGCGCACGAGGTGATGCACGTCGCCAATGGCCATTGCTGGCGCCGGGGTGGCCGCGATGCCGAGCGGTGGAACGTCGCCGCGGACAAGACCATCAACGAACTGCTCCGGGCGTCCAACCTGGTGGCCCCGAAGGACGCCCTGTTCCCGGACGCCGGGGAGGCCGGGAAGTCAGCGGAGGCCATTTACTCCATGTTGGCCGAGAAAGCGGCGGAAAACCAGCAGCCCGGAGCCGGGAAGCCCGGTGACGAGCCGGCTGAGGACTCCGATGAGCAGTCTGAGCCGGGCGACCCGGACGGTACCGAAGGTCAAGGTGGGTCGGCTGAGACTGCGAAAGACCCGGGTGGCTGCGGTGGTGTGGAAGACGCCCCGGATGGCGATGCCGGAAGCAAGGAGCAGGAGGCCGACTGGAAGGTCGCCATCACCCAAGCAGCCGCGGCGGCCCGGAGCCAGGGCAAGATGCCGGGCGACCTGCAGCGTCTGGTCAACCAGATCGTGAACCCGAAGGTGCCATGGTCGGTCATCCTGCGGGACTTCGTCGAGCGCTCCGCCCGCAATGATTACAACTGGGCTGTCGCCAATCGCCGGCACCTGGGTCGCGGCATCATCCTGCCGAGTCTGGTATCTGAAGAACTGCCGGAGATCGTGATTGCGGTCGACACCAGCGGGTCTATCGGCCAGGCTGAACTCGACCAATTTGCAGCGGAGGTCAGCGCGGTGCTCGCCGCCTACGAGACCACCATCCGCATCCTGTACTGCGACACCCGGATCAATGCCGAGCAGATCGTCACCCGGGCGGACCTCCCCTTGACCCTCACCCCGCACGGTGGCGGTGGTACAGACTTCCGCCCGGTCTTCGATCATGTGGCGAAGCAGGGGCTCAGCCCGGCGGCACTGGTCTACCTGACCGACTGCTACGGACAGTTCCCCTCCAGCGCCCCGGAGTACCCCGTGCTGTGGGTCAGCATCGTGGAAGGCTCACAGGTCCCGTTCGGCGAGTTGGTGGAATTGAAGTGAATGTTTTGAACCTGAGTCTTTAAGAAAGGAATACAATGAACCCGAACACCCAACAGTATGTCGAAGCGCAGATCCTGCGATACCGTCACCCCAAGCCCAGCCGCTGGGTGGCCGGTGGAGGGACCCATGTGGAAGTGACGGAGGGTCCTGTAAAGGTCGAAGTGAAGACTAAGAAATTGTGGCACTCCCGCCGCTCCTGGTCTTGCACCTCCGCCGTCTTCAACATCTCTATCCCCGATGGGTTTGAGGAGGGGCTCACCATCCTCGGCCTTCCAGCCGTGGTGGATGGGTGCGCGCTGATCTCCGCAGTGCCGGTGGAGGACCGGGTGTACTCGGCCTCGTGGATCGAGCAGGGGGTGGGGTTTGAATTGCGGTTGGTGGTGGGCTACATCGGCATTGCCGGAGCCACGGCGGTCCTGGCCTCCACCATCACTGGGGCGAAGGCCTCCCTGTCCCGCCAGTGCAAGAAAGTGGCGGTCGGTCGGCTGACCCATTGACTCGACAGTAATAGTCGGTATGCTCATCACTTCGTTTTACTTTTAAGGAGACAACGTGCAACACCTCGGTCAAAAGTCAATAGTCACCCCGGAGCAGGAAGCCAACCCCGCGTCGCTGCTGGACACCTTCCCTTCGCCGGAGACCCGCCGCCCCTACGAGATCTGTTTTGAGTTCCCGGAGTTCACCAGTCTGTGCCCGGTCACCGGCCAGCCGGACTTCGCCACCATCACCATCACCTACACCCCCGACAAGGACTGCGTGGAGATGAAGAGCCTCAAGCTCTACTTCTTCGCATGGCGGAACAAGGGGGCGTTTTACGAAGCCATCACCAACCAGATCCTCGACGACCTGGTGGCGGCCGTGAAGCCGCACAACATGACGGTGGTGGGGAAGTTCAATCCCCGCGGTGGAACCTCCGGCACCATCACCGCAAAGTACCAACGCAGTGGTGCTTTGTACCAAGGGAAACCGATCATCTGACGGCATTGAGTACCTGATAGACCTTTTAGAAGAGGAAGGACCTGAACATGAAACCGCTCACCGCTGCTGACGCCCGGAAGGCCGACCTGTACCGCACCCACTTACCCCTGGCCGCCGACATCGCTTGGAAGTTCACCCGGCGCTTCGGCTGGTCGTTCTACGACATGCAAATGGAAAGTGAATCACTCCTGGCACTGATCTGTTCCGGCTGGGACCAACCCGTCTCCTGTTTTGAATACGAGCCCGGGCGTACCGGTGGTCGGAGCCCGACCGCCTGGATCTACTTCCACTTGTACACCGAGATGATGACCATCTGCACCCGGCGCACCAAGCGCCACGCCACGGAGTTCTCGGTGCTCACCGGCAGCGACGAGGACGCCAAACTCCACCTGGCCGACAAAGGCCCCGGCTGGCTGGCCCGGCTCATGTCCGACCTCAGCGACGACGCCCGGGAATTGGTCCAGGTCTTCATCTCCGCCCCCGATGAGATCGCCAACATTCTGAAGGAGTCCCGGAAAGTCGGCAAGCGCCGGCGCAAGGTGCTGGTGGAGTACCTCGACCAACTGACGGCGCTGCCCGACTGGGATGAGCAGCGGCTGACCCGGGCTTGGCAGGAGGTAGCGGCGTGTCTGTAGGAACGCGGATGCGCCAACTTCTGAAGACGGCCCCGTACAAGTTCCAGGTACAGGGCGCCCGCTTCCTCGAGCGGCTGAACGGTAAGGCCATCATCGGTTTGCTTTTACCTACACCGATAATTACTATGGGTCTCCGTAACAAAGGAGATCAAATGCCAAGTGGTGTGTACAAGAGGAGTCCGGAACATATCGCAAAGATCCGAAAGTATCTATCGTTAGGCCATTCCCCCGAAGCCCGAGCCAAAGCGAACGAAGCAATGCGGCACATTGGAAAAGATCCTGAGTGGCGTCAGAGGGTGGGAGCATCCACCCGTTTGGCTATGCGCCGGCCCGATGTGCGGCGGCGTCATTTGAAAGCACTAGAGAGAAACCTAAAACGGGACGGGGTTCATTTCAAAGGAGGTAATGGCCAAGATCCATCAGACATTGTGAAGTGGTTTCAATCTATACTGGAGCCGCTTGGCTTCGTTCGGGAGTGTGCGGTAAAGACTAAAGGACATTCCACGGGGCTATCAGCACCTGATTGCTACAAATTAGATTTTGGAGATCCAAAGACAAAGGTGGCGATGGAATTGGATGGCTCCTGTCACCACACACTAACCTCTAAAATGAAAGACGAGAAAAAGGAGCTAGTTCTGGAAGCGCTGGGATGGAAGATTGTGCGGGTGCGCCATGGCTAGTGTCGGCACCAAGATGCGGGCATTGATGAAAACACCTCCTTATAAGTTCCAGATCAGGGGGGTGCGCTTCTTGGAACGGGTCAACGGGAACGGTCTGATAGGGGATGATATGGGATGCGGAAAATCTTACCAGACAATCGCATGGATGGCCCTGCACCCGGAAGTCCGTCCGGTGGTCATTATCTGCCCCTCCTCCTTGAAGTGGGCGTGGCAGCGGGAGCTCTGGCATCACGCCCGCATTGACTCGAGCGTGGCGGAGACGCGAGAGCCGGAGGACCTCGACGGAGACGTCTGGATCACCAACTACGATATCTTGTCTCCACGGAAGGTGAAGCGAGGAGGAAAGGTCACGGAGTCCCCTGGCTGGTTGGAGCATTTCCGCTCCAAGCACCCCCTGTTAGTAGTCATCGACGAATCTCAAAAGATCAAAAATCTGAAAGCCAAGCAGACGGTAGCAGTGCGAAGGCTCGGCAAGGACTGTCGCCACGTCATCGGTCTTTCGGGCACGCCCATCACCAACGGACCGGTGGATTTCTTTCCTATCCTCAACCTGGTGGCGCCCGGGAAGTTCCCGGACTTCTACGACTACGCACAGCGGTACTGCGGACCGAAGCGGGGTTGGCAAGGCCGGGGCTGGGACTACTCCGGGGCTTCCAACCTGAAAGAACTCCACGAACTGGTCAGCGCCGTGATGATTCGGCGGAAGAAGACGGAGGTGCTGAAAGACCTGCCGCCGAAGACGCGCACGATCATCCCGGTGAAGATCGACAATGCCAGGGAATACGTCCGGGCGCAAGAAGACATCATCGGCTGGTTGACCGAAGTGGAAGGAAAAGAGGCTGCCGAGCGGGCCACCTCCGCCGAATCACTGGTGCGCATGGCCAAGCTCTTGAAACTGGCGGCAGCCGGGAAGATGGCCACCATCATCCGCTGGACCCACGACTTCCTTGACGGGTTGTTGGGGGAGCCATCCAAACTGGTCCTCTTCTGCAAACACACCGCAGTGCTGGAGCAGTTGTGGGCGGAGTTCCCCCGGGCGGCGGTCGTCAGCGGAGCCACCCGACCGCAGGACCGACTGAGGGAAGTGGATCGGTTCCAGAACGACCCCCATTGCCGGCTGTTCATCGGTAACCTCACCGCCGCCGGCATCGGCCTGACCCTCACCGCCGCCTCCACGGTCGGCTTCGTAGAATTCAGTTGGGTGCCAGCAGACCATGAGCAGGGGGAAGACCGGGTGCTGCGCATCGGGCAGACGGCAAGCCATGTGGACGCCTTCTACTTCGTCGCCAAGGGAACGATCGAGGAAGATGTGATGGAGACCGTGGATGAGAAGCGGGATGTCGTCGGGCGGGTACTCGACGGGGACCAGACGGTAAACGTGCGGACGAGGATTCTCAAAAGCCTGCTGCGGCGGGCGAAGGATTAGAATGACCACCGATATCAAAGACAAGAAGCAGAAGGTCAAGCGGAAGACCATGAGCCTCTCCGAGCGCGTCCAACTCGGCAAGGCCCCCGGCTACACCAGCCTGCTGATCTGGGCCGTCCCCGAGTGGATGAAGACCCGGTTCAAGAAGGAGTGCCAAGCCCGCCACCTGTCGATGCGGGAAGTGGTCATCTCCTTCCTCCATGAATGCGTCCGGAACCCGGATGGCTGGATTGCCGGGCTGCCGACCGCCCAAACGCCCGGGGAGCACCGCCCTCAAAAGGTCCGGGAACGGCCGGAAACGGCGATTTGCGCCCCAGATGCACCCAAAACCGAGTGACCGTAGGGCCCCCGGGACCCGGACACCCTTAAAATCGCGCGGATAGGAGATGCCATGCTGGACTTCGTGGCCTTGGCGCAGAAATATCGCATAAGCCTTCTGACCAGTGGAAATGCGCACTGCCGCCCGGGCTGGGTGCAGTGCCAATGTCCCTTCTGCGGCTCAAGGGGTTCACATGAAGGCTGGTATTTGGGATTCTCGAAGGAGCAGGGATGCTTTTCCTGTTACCGCTGCGGCTCAGTCAGGTTCTGGGACGTCCTCGACGCCCTTCTCGGTGGCCATGAGGAAGCCCGGAAGGCCGTCAACGAGTTCCAGATGGACAAGGTCCGGGCTCCCCGTCCGGTCATCACCCGACAGCGAGCCATCAAACCTCCGCCCGGAGCCAAGCCTATGGTGAAAGCGCATCGGAAATATCTGCAGGACCGGGGCTTCGACCCGGAGGCGTTGGAGGAGGAGTGGGGGCTGCTCGGCACTGGGCCGACCAGCGGACCATGGTCTTGGCGGGTCATCATCCCTGTGTCCAGTGCCAAAGGCCGGGTGGTGGCGTATCAGGGCCGCTCGATCGGAGGGGCTCAGCCGAAGTATAAGATGTCCGATGACGCTGACATCCTCGAAGATCCCCACGGTCTCCTGTACGGGCTCGACCGGGCGAAGGGGGACGCCGTCATCGTGGTGGAAGGGGCTCCGGGAGTCTGGCGGCTGGGTTCGCCGGCGGTAGGCACCTTCGGCATCGACTGGAAGCGGGAGCAAGCCAACGTCCTGCGCAAGTACAAGCGGCGCTATATCCTCTTCGACCCGGAGCCGAAAGCCCAGCAGCGGGCGGAGCAACTGGCCGCCACCTTGTCTTTGTTCCCGGGCGAGACGGAAGTGCTCAGCGGCTTTACCACCGATCCCGGGGAGTTCTCCGAGCGGAAGGTGCGGAGGATCCGGGAAAGCCTGGGTCTATGAAACGTCTTCGTCGAGTGCGGCCAGAAGAGACGTTTGATGCCAGGGGTTTGATATCGGAAGCCCGGCGCCAAGGCTCAATACTTTGCGGACCCAGCGCCGGACAGTTGGAAGCGATGATGTCGAAGTCAGAAATTTTACTATGGAAGAAGGTGCTGTATGAAGCCGATCGAAAGACAAAAGGAACCACTCAGTCGCACCGACCTCAAGGCCTTCCAGGCTATGTTCAACGTGAGGCCGGATCAACTGGTGGATGACTCGATGTTGGAGCGGATGCCTCCGAAAACCCGGAACCAAGCGCTGGCGGAGGCCACCCGGAAGTTGGATGAGCACTTTGCTTGGCAGGTGGCCGGGATGGTCAAGCCGAACAGGATAGACTTGAGCATCGGACGTCGTCCCATCCACGGGTTAATCAATCTTACTTGACCCATCACTGCTAATGATTTATCATGCGGTGGTGAGATAGTAAATGCACCCGGCGATTAGACCCGCCGTTATAGGAGATAAAAATCGAGCTTTCCAGGGCCCCCTGTGCGTTCTCCTACGACGGTCTAACGCAGGGGGCCCATTTTATTCTTGGAAGGTACGGTTTATGATTGCTTCCAACCGCTTGACCGATCGTAAGAAATACACGGACCCCCGCAAGTCCCAAGGACCGGTGATCCCCAACTTCATCCTGTTTCACAAGACGCTGGAGCCCTCCGCCAAACTGCTGTACGCCTCCTTGGTTTCGTTCTTCGGCAGCCATGGCTGCTTCCCGGCTCAGGAGACACTGGCAGAAAACCTCAACCTATCAGTGAGCACCGTACAGCGCTCGGTGGCGGCGCTGAGTGATGAGGGATTGTTGGAGGTAATCACCCCGACCGGCCATGACCGTCTCGTCCACCGTACTATTCGCTACCTATTCCCGGCAGAACCTTTGATAAAAGCCACTGAGATGGAGGATGCGGAAGTGGAGCGTTTACGGACACGTCAAATTGACGTGTCCGGACACCCTGTAGATGACATGTCCGGACACCCTGTAGATGACATGTCTACTGTAACCAATTTGAATAGTAACCAATTAAATTACATTCCCGCCGCTCCGCGGGCGGGTGCTCGAGCGGTTCCCCATCCTCGGTGGCGTAAGATGGCGGAGCGATTGGCCACAGCCATTTCCAAGACTCGAAAGATAAACTGCTCCAGTAAGATCGGGGCTTGGTCTAAATCGTTTGAAGCACTCCACCGGCTGGAAGGGATTGAAGTCCTCCGGATCAAAAAGGCCTTGTGTTGGTACTGCGATAATCTGCCATCTCGTTCGGGTGAGCAGTTCTTCTTGGTGATCCACTCCGGTGACGCCTTCCGTAAAAAGTTCCTGCAATTGGAAGCGGCCATCAAACGGGATCAGCGGGAGCGGGGGGAAGAAGAGGAAAGTACCGGGGAGTCCGATGGTTCCGCAGGCTCCATGAAAGTGGTCGGGGAAGGTTTTGATATGCCGGAGGATATCCAGCGGCTGCTCAACGGATGATTACCACCCTCGTAGAAAGTACCCCTTATGACCCGCAAAAAAGTGGACTCAAGTCTTGAACGGCAGTTCCTCACCGCCATGATCACTTCCAAGGCCTTCCTTGGAGCGCTGGCCCCGATACTGGATCTATCCCTCCTGCAAACCCCCTACCTGAAACAACTGGCCACCTGGTGCGTCAAGTTCTTCAACGACTACGGAGACGCCCCTGGCAAACAAATCGAGTCCCTGTTCCATGCATGGGCGGAGAACGAGTCACCGGAGGAAGCAGATGTGGACTCGATCGGGGATTTCCTGTCTTCCCTTTCCGGGGAGTTCGACGAAGCATCTCCGATCAATGTGCCCTTCCTGCTCGATGAAGTATCCACCTACCTGACGCTAAAGCGGGTGGCGCTGCTGAAGGACAACCTCACCTCCCACATGCTGTACGGGAAGAAAGAAGACGCGCTGACCGCCATCTCCTCCTTTCGCACCATCGACCTCGGAGGAGACATAGGATTCAATCCGATCACTTCCACCCAAGTGGTTACCGAAGCCTTTGCAGATGTGACTGAGACCGTGGTTCCTTTCCCGGGCGAAGCCGGGGCGTTCCTCAATCCGGGGTTCACCCGGGATTCTTTGGTGGGTGTACAGGGTCCGGAAAAGCGCGGCAAGACATTTTGGTGTCTCGAGTTCGCCTACCGGGCCATATGCGATCGGCAGCGAGTGGCCGTGTTTGAAGTAGGGGACCTTTCCAAGAAACAGTTGACGAAGCGTTGGCTGGTGCGCATGGCCGGGACACCACTGTGGGACAAGCAGTGCAGCGGGGTGATGGTCCCCCGTAAGATAGAATTGGTCGAAGGCGCGGAAGGGAAAATGCGGCCGGAGGTGGAGTCCTACAAGAAGAAGTATAGTGCCCCGCTGAACGAAGGGATCGCCCGGGCGTCACAGAAGTTATTCCGCCGTCGGCACCGACTCCCCAAAGACAAAGACTACCTTCGCTTTTCCGTCCACGCCAATTCCTCTATCAACGTGAAAGGGATCGACTCCATCTTGCGGCGCTGGCGGCAGGAAGATAACTTCATCCCCGACGTGATCATCATCGACTACGCCGACATCCTGGCCTCGGAGGATACGAAGAAGGAGGCCCGGGACCAGATCAATGACACCTGGAAGGCCTTACGCCGGCTTTCACAGGAGTGGCATGCTTGTGTCATCGCCCCCACCCAAGCCAACGCCGCGTCCTATGACGTCCACACCCAGTCAATGAAGAATTTCTCGAACGATAAGCGCAAGCTGGCGCACGTCACCGGCATGCTGGGGCTGAATCAGACATCCGAAGAAAAGAAGTTGGGGGTGATGCGGCTGAACTGGATCGTCCTACGAGAATCGGAGTTCCATGCCAGTGAGTGTCTATGGGTGGCGCAGTGCCTCCCGCTTGCGATGGCATTCTGTTGCGCCACGAGGTAAGATGGTACTTTAGAAAGGACTGACGAATGATAACCTGTACACGTACGTTCGGTTTCGACTATGGCCACCGGGTCCTCGGTCACGAGGGCAAATGCGCTTCGCTCCATGGCCACCGGGGCTTAGTGGAGGTGACCTGCCAAGCCGCCGACCTCGATCATCTTGGTCGGGTCATTGACTTCTCCGAAGTCAAGCGGCTGGTCGGCACCTGGATTGACGAGCATTGGGACCACACCATGCTCCTGCATCACAACGACCCGCTGATTGACCACCTGAATGGTCGGCGGCTGGAGATGCTGGAGATCATCGGCCCCCGAAGGCCTTTTGTCATGGACTGCAACCCCACCGCTGAGCATCTGGCGGCGCTGCTATTCAATCAGGCGGACGTCCTGCTCAAGCCAATTGGCATCCGGGTGACCCATGTCAAGTTCTGGGAAACCCCGAATTGCTTTGCCTGCTGCGACGCTTCCGGCCCGGCTCATGCGCAGCCGCGGGAAGTGGAACCGGAGAAATCCTTTTTGAAAGTGGAAGGAGCCCCGCATGTCTAATTCCGCCGAGCCCACCATTCCGGTGTCTGAGATATTCGGTCCGACCGTCCAAGGCGAAGGCCCCGACATCGGACGCACCTGCCTCTTCCTCCGGGTGTCTTCCTGCCCCGTCCAATGTCCGGGCTGCTTTAAGGCGGGTACTAAAATCCGTATGGCAGACGGGGATTTCAAGTGGATTGAAGACGTTGTTATTGGGGATGTTGTTCTCTCCTACGATATCGGGAGGGGCGTTTTTGTTCCGGGGGAGGTCTCGGCAACGATGCAGCATGATGTGGGAGAGGTGTACCGGTTGCGCACCACAGCTAGTCCCTCATCGGCGGTCACTTACGTGACGGGGGAGCACCCCGTCCTCGTTCGGGATAAGGGGTGGGTGCTCGTTCGAGAATTGGAGGTGGGGGATCATATTCTGCATTTTGATTCTTCAACATGGATGTCCCAATTCAACCCAATGAAAAATTCTGTGGTCGTGAAGAAGATGGTTGCGACCAGCCGGTCTTTGGGGAATTACGTTAATATCGGAGATAGGTTACAGACTCCGGAGGCGCGCCGAGTGATACGGGAGAGAATGTCTAATGATAATCCGATGACTCATCCGGGGGTGGCCATTAAAGGATTTCTAAATAGGAAAGATCGAGGGAAGGTGGCCATATCAGAGGAATTTGTGATGCGGGTGGCTGGTTATTTGGGGTTACAGTTTGTGGGGGATGGGTCATTAGTGGTGGGCGGTAAATTTCCAGATTTTATTGTGAAAGGAACCAAGAAATTGGTTGAGGTGTGGGATGCTTCCCAAACAGACAGGCGTGGGAGGAATGAGGAGTGGGAGGGAAAGCGCCGCTCCGCGTTTGAAGCCGAGGGGTATACTGTATTGTTTCTCCCTGTGACTCCATACTTGGCGATGGCTGGGGCTCGTAAGAAGCGAGTACGTCAGGAAGCCAGGGCGGAAATAAAACGGGTCCGCCGGCTGATTTCTGAATTTGTCCATAATGGGAAGGAGGTGTATGGGGTGGAGAAGATAACTCCAGACATCCGGCCGAAGATGTGGAACCGTCTTGCAGGAGCATCAGACAGGAAACTACGGGTGTACAATTTTGAGGTCGAAGGGACCCATACCTACGTCGCTGATGGTATGGTGGTTCATAATTGTGATACGGGGTATACCTGGAACGGAAAGGAGAAGGGAACCCCGATGACAGCCCCGCAGATCATTACGCAGCTGCGGAAACTG